CCGAATCATGAATTTCAGGCCCAACATCATCGGAAACGGCTGTTCGTACAATAATACCCTTTCCATCATTTTCAGCGTCTTTCGTTGCTTTTGTAAGAGCGCCGTGAACCAAATCGGCGTGGTGTTGTCGAGCATTTGCATTATGCGTCAATCTTTGTGTTCTTGCATCCATAAGAGCCTTGTTACCAGTGAAAGCGTAATTGCCTGTTTTGGCCAAACACGCTGTTCTGCATCCCTGTGAAGAGCCAGAACAAACGTTTCTTTCGACGAATTCGTTTGTATTCGTTCCTGTATAATGTCTTGCTATATCAGGGGTGAATGCCATACTAACTGGTACATGTCCTTTTGGCGCGTCTTTACCAGGAATTTGATTGACAGTATCAGTTTTTGCGTTTGCTGCGACTGGATGACCAAGCGTAGAACCATTTTGCATAGTCAATTTTTTAGTGGCGCGTGCCATAGTTGCTTTATATTCAGCGGGATCGTTTGCTTTCAAATCGTCAAGATGCTTGAAGCGCTGTTTGATTTCATCTGCCATTTGGGAAGTTGAAGCCGGTTTTTCATCAGCAGGGCCGTATGTGTCATGGAAATGCTGTAGTATTGGTTTCATTTTATCAGCATACTTAGCTTCTTGAGAAGCAGAAACACGCTCTGAACGTTGACCAGGGCCGCTAAGTTTGGCTTCTTCCCAGAGCTTATTGGCATAATATTCGCTAATCCAACCACCGTGACGTATTTGAAGCTGCTCTTGTAGACACGGATCGCTTTCTTGTTTTTCTATGAATTGTTTGAATCTCAGCATTGTTTTCTCCGGTTGAAATTATGGTTGTGGTATTTATGTTTTTTCTCTGTGTGTTACGCTGAGTTTTCAGCATACACAACATATGATGTTGCTGCCTTTTTTCTTTTGCAACGAAATCATTTGCTTTCTTCTTTCGTCACTATGAATCTTCCCTTTTTCCCCATGAAATCCTTGGCTGTACCAGGAAGAACTTTTGTTGCTTTGCCGCCTTCGCCTCGATGAACGACTTTCAAGTCTTTCTTTTTTGCCAATTCATCATACGTATTTTCAGAACCAGGAGATAGATGTGTATCGGAAGTCCATTGGTCTATATGACCACCAGAAACTAGGTGGTGAATGACATGATGGTATGGAACGCTGCGGCTTTGGTTTGAACTTACGTTAGTAACACGAAAAGTCTTCTTTTTGTGATTTCCATAACCTTCTATGTTGTATTTTGGCGTGCCTTCTTTATTTGTCACTCGAATGGAGTTATAGAGATGCGCTTCGTCGTCATCGGTGTCATCACGAAAGCGCGTTCTCCAATAATTGTGTCTTTGAGAGCACGTAGATATTTTTTGATGATCTTCACCAGTATCATAATCGGGACCAGAATGTGTGATTGGTTCGTAATCATAATCAGTAAAATGAGTTTTTGCAACCGCGTTAGTACGTTGTGGCATTTCCCTAAGAAATTGCTTGAACGAAATCATGTTATGCCTCATCCGAATCCGTTGAATCTTCCCATACGACAACATAACCAAAATCATCATCAACAGCTATGTTTGCATATGCAATAGAAGCATCTGCATTGGAAGTGGCTGCACCGTTTGCATCGAGTCCAGGTGTGACTGTATATTTGAAAACTGCGGTATTTGTTGTGCTTGTGTTGCCAACAAAAAATTGTGTGTTTGCTACTTTGACGATTGGCTTTGAAATAACAGGACCATAGAAGTACGCCTTCATGACGAAATCCAGCGTCCAAAACACTGTACGCCGATCCTGTGTCAATTCTCCTTGATAGCGATCTTCAAAATTGACAGCATTCAGAATGATAGGAACATCGTGATCGATATTCATTGCAGGTATCAAATTCAACGTTGACGTGAATTCTGGTGTGAAAAATGGCAATATCTGCTCGACGATCTGATTGCCTTCTGTAATGTTCTTGGACATCACATAAACCTTGAAGAACAGATCATATGGCACTGGCGTGTACGTGCGTCTCAGCTTATTCAGGTTGTTGTCGTCTTTGCGAACCGTGCGTCCCATGACTGGCAATTTCCGATCAGGATCGTATTGCATACCAGTCAGTTCAAATCCCATGTGTGGAAAGACAAGAAATCCAGGTGGGCAATTTTTCGATTCTTCTGAACCCGGCTTGATGTCAACACGAAGCAGGTTTCTGTCTCTTCCAGAATAGCTCAATGGGACGCGAACCAAAGAGGTTTGATCTCCGGTTGTTGGATCAGTTCGTTCGATTCGAATATCAGAAAAAACGCGACCAAAGTAAATCACGTAGTTTCTTAGATGATCAAATCCAAATGGTTGGTGTCCATACAAGCTCATTTATTCTTCCCCCGAATAATCGGTTTATTTGCTTTCACCATCGTTGGTTTCAATCAAGATTTCACGACCAGTTTTGTTAGATATACACTTCGGAGCGATTTTGCTTTTGTATGGAACGTAGCCACCAGCTTCTTTGCACGCAGCAATGTAAGCTTCCGTTGTGCCTGTTTCAGCAGCAACAAACGGCTTTTCTTCTGTTGTAGTGATTGTTGTTACAGGTTCTTTTTTGGTCTCCATTTTGGAAGCACCAAAGAACAGACCAAGTGCTATTGCAGCAGCACCAAGTACCTTAACCCACGTGTTCAGTTTTGCCATTTTCTTCTCCTGATTTTACCATGGGTTTTCACCCCAAGGGTTGCTTTCTGTCCAATCGATTATGTTCGTTTCTGTGTTTGCTGCATCTGGATCGCCAGCAGCTTCTTCAAATTCGTCGTTTTGATCTATGATGCCAACCGCTTCTTGAGCAACGCGGAAATCTTCTGTTGTAAGAATTTCTCCTGCCTCGGTGAGCAACACGTCGCCATCTTCGGCAAGAATTGCCCAATCGTATGCGTTTATGCTGCTTGTCTTTTGTAGACAATCAACTTCTGCAATGCCAGTAGTAAGAATTTCACCAGCATAGCGAAATAGCTCGACTGTGAGATCGTATTGATTTTCATATCCATGCTGATAAAAATACGGGTGTTCATCGACGAATTTTATCTCATAGACGCGATAATCCAGGTTCGGAATATAGATCAAATCGCCTTCACGTGGTCGAAACACACCAGCGTCTTTTTCGCTTGGATAGATAATTTCTTCCCAATGAATTCGTGCCATTGTGAGAATCAATTGCAATTGAACTTCAATGCCAAATTGCGTCATCAAAGCATCGCTGCCTTCGAACCCTTGCCAAGACTTGATGTACAATGGAATTTGGTATGCAGTGTCGAATTTGCTTTGCGCATCTTCATAAAAAATATCGTCGAAGTCTACGCGCCTGCGTGGCATGTAGTACATGTCCCAGCCAGCCACTTCTATGGTTTCAGCAACCAAATCGTCCATAAGACGCTGTGTTTCTTCATGCTCATAAAGCTGAAAATGCGGATTTGTGGTTGCTCTTGCCATTAATTATGTGCTCCGTCAGCCGATGAAAAATGTAGATGGAAGCGAATATTTTGAAATCATCTCTTCTTGCATCTCTTTGATTTCAGCCGCTGCTTCGTCATAAATCTGTTGCCCATTCAATTGAACACCACCAGGAAGCATTGTGCCTTGGAATTTTTTCATGTTGTTGCCCCATTGAAGCTTTATCAATGCGGTTGCATAATCCAAAAGCCATCTGTCTTTCCATACATCTGTCCATACAGCAGGATCGATAACCTCGTATGCTTCGACGACTATATAATCGCCAACCGTGGTAATGTTCCAATCCATATCTGGATAAATTCGATTTTTGTGTCTGTTGTAGCGAACAGGAACGTGACCAACCAAAAGTTCTTCAAGAAGACCAATGTGTTGAAAGGCAGAAAAATATGGAACAACGCTTGACGATGTTAGATTGTACAGATCGTTCAAGGCGATTTGGTAACGAATGTTGAAGATACTCTGTGTTGATGACTGAGAAAACCCGATTGGAAAGATTCGAATCGCGCCTATGATGTTTTCTGGTATTGGAATCCAACCGCCCAATTCGCACGTTATAGAAGCTCCTGAGCCGGTGTTTGATGTTACAGACACCGTAGGTGCCAAGCCATAGCCTTCTCCGTTGTCGGTGAGCGTACAGCTTTGTATGACGCCACTACCATCAGTTATGATTGTTGCAGCAGCGTTGGAACCGCTTGAACCACCAACACTGGTGAAAACAACCGTGTCGGTGTTGGCATAACCAGTACCACCAGCAACAACCGTACAATCATAGACTTTTTCTGCAAAGTTGTTTGCAGAAACGACATGCTTGTAGAACGTTCGATCAGAACCATTGAAGTGATAGTCAGCATAATACTTCAACGCCTGATCGATGCGATCATCGACTTGTTCGTCCGTGACGTTTATTTTTACGATTGGATGTCCCAATTGTCGTTTACAATAGTCAGCAAATTCTGTTTTTGATGTTGGTAGTGCCATTGAATGTCTCCGAACTGGTTGTTATTTATTTAGAGATGATCCAATGGTAGAATTTGGTCTTCATTGACGTTAACCATCCTGGTGGCATTGGTTGGATATACCACGCATAATACATTCCAACGAATGCTGCGATTGCAAGCCATACAAACCCCATTACTCTTCATCCTTCTTTTTGCGCATGTTGGAAATAGCACCAAACACCGAAGATGTAAAAGCAAATCCGGCTATTCGAAGTGCTCCAAAAGCTTTGTTGATGATATCGCGAACTCTGCCCAAGACTCCTGTTGATTTTTGAAACCAGCTTGAATTGATTAGAGTGTATGCAACAGTCAGTACACCAACTAGTTTAGTGTAGAATGATCTCTCATCTCCACCAAACAATCCAGTGTAGTTTTTGAACCAATCGAACTTCCATGCGATAAATGTAATACCGCCAAGAAGAACTACTATGATGAGAATTTCCATTGATTATTTGTCCTTTGACATGTGAATGAACGCTCTATTCCCAAAGTAGAAACCAATACATGCTCCAAATACAGCGTTGGTGTATTCATCCCAAAGAGTCGAAAGAATTTCCTTGGCTGGCATGTTTTCAGCAAACATGATCAAACCAACGGCTACTTTGATGCCAACAAATGCAATGAAGAACGAATACGTTATAACAGGGCGTACAGAAGCACGAAGGATGTCAATATACTTGTTGCTAGGAATATCAGTATCGTGGCGTCGTAGAGATTCTGTCTCTGCCGCAGAGGCTTTAACACTCTCAATAAACACCCGACGATCCAATCCTTTAGCCGCCGCTTCCATCCGTAGTTTGGTGAGTTCAATTTCATGTCTAAATCGCTGTCCATTTTCGAGCCAATTTACCAATTGTGGTATGGCAGACGATAAGATACCGAGAATTGCAGGCAGAACGCCTGCCAATAGAGTAAGCATAGTGTTGTTCCTATCTGGCGTGAAATCTGTTGTATTTATGAAAAAAGGCCCCTTGGGGCCTCAGTGTTCCTTATCCAAATTTAGATAATGAACATCTGCATGTTCGTGATCAGCCGCTCTCAATGCAACGTAATGGTGATGTCCATTTAGTATCCAATGTTCTCCATTGTGTTTGGCGACTAGCATGTGTGGTTCATCGCCTATTTGAGTTTTCTGTGCAAGTTTTGAATCGGCTGTTGCGTTTGTCTTTTGCTGTGTTGCTCTCAGGCTTGCCAATCGCACATTCTTGACTGTTGTGTACTTTCGAACATTTCCTGGTCGCTTATTTTTCCATTTCTCATAAGCAATTAATGCATCGTTGGATTTTTCTGCGTCATAACCTCTTGTTGGTATCATCTGTGGTTCATAATAGGGATCATCGCCATATTTGGCCTTTTCATATGGGTCTGATCGTCTAATTCTTTGCAGATTTCTCAATGCATGTTCTGTGCTGCGAAGTTCTGCTATAAATTGTTTGAAGCCTTTCATATCAGTCCTTCAATTTAACTCTAAAACGAGAATCAAGGGCATGCTCATCCTCGAAGTTTTTG